TCCCTCTACAAACTCTGGCCAAACTTGTTTTACAAATTTTAAAAAATTTTTTTTAGCCAATGATTTTAAATCAAATGTTTTCTTACGCAGCATTAACTTTTTTTGTAACATGTCTAATTCACTCGGACTTAAATTATCAAAATTAGTTAACCTCTTAAAGGTATTAAGGTCAGACATCAGATCTTTATACCATATAGTTTATATGAGTAAAAGTTTATATATAAAGAGAACTATATAGACCTACGGTCTTATTTAGGGGTTCCCCCCTTTTTGATTTTTTCCAGGGCAGAACAAGGGGCAAGAGACTCCTTTAGCTGATGTGAGTAAGTAAGAAAAAAAACTGCAAATATGCAGAAAAAAATTAAATTAACTATTGATATAAGATAATATATAACTATATAGGATATATAAACTAATCATAAGGAGTGAATATGTTTATTAAAAAAATAGTTAAACAAAGTATAGGAGCAAAAATGTTTTCTGTTTCATTCGTGAAAGCAGATAACACTAATAGAACTATGCTTTGTAAACTACCTACTAATGAAAAATTTTTTAGTGGTGGAGAACTTCTTGGAAATCGTGAGCATCTATTGGAAGTAATAGATGTAAATGTATTGAAGAAGAATAAAGACAATCCGAGAAAAGCTTGGAGGTCTATTAATCTTGATACTATTACTAGTTTAAAAATTGGAGGTATTGAATGGGTAAAATGAGCGAGATGGCTTTAGATACTAAAAGCATAATTGAAAATGAATGGGAGATAGAGCAACGAGCTTTATTACTTAGCCAAGGTTATACATCTGAAGAGGTTGAAGAAATCATTCAAGAGATGATTAACGAATACCATTACGAGATGGCTCAAGACCATGGAGATTGGGAGCAACCTTATGACGAATAAAGGTCAAGAAGCTCTTGATAGAGCAATTCAGGAAGAGGTGGGGCGTGACCCCACCTTTTTAGAGAAGTGTGAATATCATGCTGAACTAATGCAGCAACTTTTTTATAGTAAAGGTTGGACTTTTACTAACTGTAATAGTGATGATGATAAGTATAAACCCGAAGTAAAGGCTATCTTCAAAGAAGTAGGTAGACGCATGGAAGAGAAATTTCCAGGATATTTAGAAGGAGTTGAATATGAGAATTAAACTAGTAAAAGATAAGGCGCCTTTTCAGGCGCCTATTCAAATTTATACTGAAGGTGCTGTCGTCAACAATCGTTTTGGTGGTGGTAGCATAGAACTAAACGCCCTGGAATTATCAATCTATGATACGATTATGGGTTGTGAGTTGGCTAACAACTACGAAGAGATGCGAAGAGGTTTAGATTGGTTTATGAAATTTAATCCCAAAGCATACATGATACTGTTAGACTAATCTAATTGGTAAGGATCAGAGACTTGGGGGCATGATTGCCCCCAATTAAATTAAAGGAGTGAAGATGAAACAAGTAAAAGTTATAATGTTAATACTAACTACATTAATGTTAGCTTGGTTGCTAACTGATTATAATATATTTCAATACACTTTTATTAGTGATGTATTTCTAATAGGTTTATCTATTTGTTGGATTAAGTGTTTTGATTTAGTAATAAAAGAGGAGGAGTAATGGCAGCACATTGGTTTATTTTATTTTTATTTGTGAGCTTGTTAATGTTGATGGTCCCACATTGGATTTAAAAATGGAACAGCTACTACTACATAAAATAAGAGTCCTGGAAAAACAATTATCTATAACTGAAGACACATGGCTCAAGAGAATTTGGCAAGATCATATAAATGATTTAATGCTCAAGGTCTCAAGGTTAAATAAAACAAATTAAAAAAGGGGGCACAAGCCCCCTTATTCTTTTTTATAGTTCAGCCTCAAAAGAACACTGTTCTTTCTCCTCTACACATTTTTTAATTTCTTGTCCGAGATGTAATCTTGCATACCATTTAAGAACATCTCTAGCCTTCTCTTGTTTGAGTCCGATTTGTTTTTCTAACATCTCATCATTATATCCATTGTTCTCTTTGAAAAACTTATCTAGTTTTTCTTTCCAAGATCCAAGAGTATCAATACAAGTTTTAATACCCTTATCAATGGTGGTCATATTTTTTTTATCAAAATAATAATGTAAGTATGCATAATGCCCCTCGACTCCAAAGAAGTCAGCGTCGTCGCTATCTTGAACAGCAAACCAAAACTTGCCCTCAATATCTCCGTTATAATATCTACCCATTTTACACTCCTCTGTTATAGGTTAATTAATAGTTGACTATGGGATATATCTTATGTAATGTCAATTATTAATTTCATAAAAAGGAGTGAATTATGAAAACTAAAAAACCTACTGTTCAACCCTATGGCAATGTTGCTGTAGATAGTGGACAATTACTTATTATTGACCCTTGTTATATGGAGGATTTTATGAAGCAATATTCATATGAGGATATCTGTTCAATTGAGGGCAATATGCAATTTAAATTAGGGCATGATGGTATTGCTTGTAAACTTGGAGGATTTGGAGGGGATGGTATGTTTCCTGTAGATTCAGTAACATTCTACAATAAATACTCACCACCATATTCTAAATTCATTTTGAATCTGTATGAATAATCATATACCTATTCATTACTTTTCAGATGTACCTAACAATGAGGAGGGGGCGGAGTTCATCCGCCTCGCTCGAAAATTTTTAAATCGTAAAAGATATAAACTTAGAGTCTTAGGAAGAGGCACAAGAAAAGTAAATGGAGCAAAAAATTCTTATAAATATAGTGCTTCGCTTCCTCATAAATTTTCAGAGAGGTTCAGTTTATATATTGATAACTTTCTTGATGCTCAAATTCTTGCCGATGCAAGATACAAAGCATGGAAAGATAGCGAAAAAATAGATCGGATTACTAAACACTTACTCAGTGCTTTAGGTGAGGTTGACGAGGATAGATCCTAGTTCACTCCGATGGGGCCAGGCTTTTGCCTGGTTCCCAATTAAATTTATTAATAATACCAGGCCCAAGGTTCAAGACTCAAGACACAAGGATCAAGAGCTGATCAGCTGGCAGCTCACCAGGGAACAAGGCCACAAGGATCAAGAAATTTTTTTAATTATTTAATTGACATTGCTCCCATAATATCTTATATAATAATAAGGGGATGGGAAGCGTGGTAAATCTTAGGAAATCGAGCCTATCCCCTTAATAAAGGAGTGAAGAATGAATATAAAAGAAGCCTGGGCAAATGTTGGCGGTTTAAGTAAGCCTTCAAAAATGCCTGGATATGGTTATGGCCTAAGCGCATTTGAATGTGATACCGGGTCAAAGCTGCGATTAATTAAAAATAGTACTTGCTCAATGTGTTATGCATTGAAGGGCCGCTATACTTTTAAAGGCGTGAAAGCAGCTCACGCTAACAGATTAGAATCTATCACCAATGACAATTGGGTTGAGTCTATGGTTCTATTAATAAAACATCATGGAAAAAAAGTTCCCTATTTTAGATGGCATGATTCAGGAGACATACAAAGCCTGGACCATTTTAAAAAGATTGTAGCTGTTGCAATGGCAACACCAGGCATTAAGCATTGGCTGCCAACACGTGAAGCAGGGATCCTGAAAAGCTTTTATAAACAAGGCGGTTCACTCCCGGGAAACCTGGCGGTGAGGGTATCAGCTACGATGATTGACGGAAAGCCCCACTCTAACGTGGGGTTAACGTCAACAGTTCACAAAGATTCAAAAGCAATTGGGTATAGTTGCCCGGCTAATAAACAAGGCAACAGTTGCGGATCTTGCCGGGGTTGTTGGAATATCAATATAGAAAATGTGAGCTATGCAGCTCACTAATGAATGCGATCATTGCTTCAGGGACTATTCCCTGGAGCTGATGCTCGTTACCAAGTCAGGAAAAAATTTATGTATCCGGTGTTATAATAGAAGACACAAGGATCAAGGTTTAAGACGCAAGCTTCATGAGGCAAGACTCAAGCTGCTTCCAGTCACAAGGCTCAGGGATCAAGGCACAAGGTTCAAGGGTCAAGCCTTGGGACGCAAGGTTCAAGGACCTTCCCCCAGAGTACAGAGCAATCCCTCTTTGAGAGGGGGTCTGTACCATGATAAGTGATTTTGCACCCAATTTAAATCTGTGCATATGCCACGATATTTGACCTGGCGATAGCTTCACTGCATTACCTGGACTTACCTTTAACTCAATCCAAAATTCATGACATCTTTTTTCTTTGTCAAGAAAAAAAGCATTTAAATCAGGCAATCCTGTAGGAGTAATAGCCTCAACTCTAGTGAGGGTAATTTTTGTAAACTTATTCTTTATCCTTTTCCAGAATTTTGTCTCCGGTTTTGTTGTCATCTACTACTTGAAAGCTCCCTTCGATAGATAATTTCTTATCCATATCTGTTAATAATTTATCCACTTCTTCACGACTAAGTTGATCAATAGATCCATGCATAATTTCTTTTCGGTCAATATAAAGACCAGCGACTTGACCTCTAGACTTCTCAGCTTGAACAGCAGCATTCCAATTGCCTTTGTCTTCAGCGCCTTTGCTTAACTGGTCCAATCTTTTCAAATGCCTATGAAGATTAACTTCGTATTTCTTTTCTTCTCGGTTTCTAAGTTCTCTAATGTACTCAGCTACATGAGGTTTTTTTCTAAGCTCGGAAGCTGTCTTGGCCGCCACTGATTCAGCATATCCTGCCTGGATTGCACAATCTTTAGCTGTCATTTCTTCTCCATGTTCAACGAACACAACACAAAATTTAATCTGTTTAGGGGTCAATCTAGCTCTGATGATATCAATATCCATACTATCCTTATAA